CTCGAATTCGATGGGGCCGTCTTGGCCCGCGAGGAGAGGCGAAACGGGCTCGGGAAGGAATGGATCGCCCTGGTACGTCCAGGGCTTGTTGCCCGCGCCTGCGGGCATCGTGCCGGGGAGCTGCATCGGCGCGGGGCTCGCCGCACGAACCATGATCGTATTCAGCGCGAAGTGCGCCGTCGTCATCGTCGCGGGCAGAACCTGCTTGCCGTAGCTCGGCGCGATGCGGCACGCGAGGTTCGTGACGATCGCCTCGTTCGCGCGGTCGGGCACGCCGGTCTGCGAGTCGAGGTCGCTCTGCTGAGGCGAGAGCGGAAGCGGGTAGCCAAGACGGATGCCGCGCTCGTTCCACTCGGCCATCATGCCGTCGAGACGACGCAGCGCCGTCTGGAGGTCCTGCGGCGTCGAGTTGAAGACGTAGTCGGCGAGGCCGATCTCGGTCAGCGCCGCCTCGATGTACTGCCGCTTCGTGTAGCCCATGGATTAGCCCTCCGGCGGCGCGTTCACGTTCGCAAGCAAGGACTCAATGCGCTCCCCGAGCGTCTTGTCGCTCCAGCGCTTGTCGACCTTGATGCCGAGCTCCGCGGCCTTCGCTTCGAGCTCCGCGCGCGTCGGCGGCGCGTCGTCGTCACTCACGTCGAGCGCGGGAGCATCGACCGCGGGCGCATCAGCAGCGGCGACGGGCACGGGAGACTGAGCGGGCTTCGGCGCGAGGGCGTCGGCCTTGCTCGTGCACCAGCCTTCGGCAACGCGCTTTGCGACGAGGTGCGGGGCCTCGTTGCGGTACTCGAGGCCGTGCTTTCCCTTACGGAAGACGAGAGGCATTTCACTTCCCCTTCTTCGCGGCCTTCGCCTTGCGCGCCGTCGAAAGCGCGATCGCGACGGCCTGCTTCTGCGGCTTCCCGGCCTTCATCTCCGTCTTGATGTTCTTCGAGACGGAGCCCTTCGAGTATCCTTTGACGAGCGGCATGGCGTGCACGGTAGCACGCGCAAGAGAAAAAAGAAGGAGCGACCGAAGCCGCTCCTCCTTTCTCGAATCAGTGGCGAATCACTGGTCGAAAAGTAGGATCCCCGCCATTTCGGGATTGAGCAGCGCCGTGCCGAAGAGCACGTCGACGCGGTAGTTCGTGAGGCTCGAAGCGATGTCGAATTGCTTCTGCATCACGACCTCGAGGCCCTGGTCGGTCGACGCGCGCATGACCGCGACACCGGCGTTCTCGGGGATCGCGAGGCGACCCGGGAGAAGCTCGATCGCCGACTTGTGCCAGAAGCAGTTGTAGTCGGCGGTCGTGGTGTTGAGGAAGGTGATCGCGGCAGCCGCGAGGCCGACGCCAGCACGCTCGCAGTTCTTGTACTGGAGCTCGGCCTCGGTCGGCGCGTTGTCGGCGCTGATGATCGGCGGGGTGATGACGACGGTGTTCGCAGCGCCGACGCTGACGACGCGGAACGTCTTCGGCTGGCCGGTCGGCTGCTTCGTGATGAGGTGAACCGCCTCGATGCCGTCGATGGTGAAGGCGTCGCCCGCCGCCACGCCGACGTTCGACGAGAGCGTGATGGTCTGGAAGCGGTTGTCGACGTTGAGGATGCCCGCAACGCTCGTGTTGGTGGCAAGCGGAACGTAGTTCACGTTGCCGCCAGCGTTGAGCGTGTTGACGGTGAGAGCGCCGCCAGCGTACGCGGTCTTGCGGAGCGCGTAGTCCTGCTTGTACGTCTCGAACGACGACACCATGCCGACGTAAGCGCGCTCGAACGCCTTGTCGGAGCGGTTGTTCGCGCCGAAGGAGCGCGTCGTTCCGACGACGTTGCCCGCGAGGCCGTTGTAGCTGCGCGAGGAGAGCGAGAGGTAGCGCGAATCGCCGGGCACGCCGGTCTCGTTCATGAGCGAGTCGCAAAGCGCGATGTCGTCGAACGAACCCGCCGGGGTGCCCGTCGTGACGACGAGCGAGCCGAGCGAGGTCGCCGTCTGCATCACCGCGACGTTGATGTCGGAGGCGAGCTTCTGGTTCGCGCCCTGAGCGAGACGGCCTTCCTGGAGCGCGTCGCGGAGCTCGACGGAGGTCATGCCCCAGGCAACGGTCTTGAGGTTGGTGATGCTCGCCGGGACGGTGAGCTGCGTCTTGTCCGAGAACGTGATCGGGGTGCCGGGAACGCTCGTGACGCTCGGCATGATGTACGGCTGCGGACGCCAGACGGTACCGTAGTTCGGCGAGACGCTCGTCGGCATCGCGGTCGTGCGGGCCGCGTCGGTCTGGTTGTAGTTGTAGACGTTCACGTTGCGGCTCATCACGAGCGCGTCGTTGAAGCCCTCGAGGAGCTGCTCGAAAGCGACCTTTTCTTCTTTGCTGAACGAGTTTGCCATTGTCGTATTCCTTAAACGTTACTTCGCCTGCGCTTGTGCCTTCAACTTCGCCTTGTAGGCGATGACCTTCGTGAGATCTCCGGTCTTGTCGGCCTCTTCGCGCAGGCGTTCGAGAACTTGGTCATGAGAGCCGCCCGCGAGGCGAGTCGTCGACTTGACGATGACCTCGGGAGCGGCGACGGGTTTGCGTGGGTTCACTTTCAACTGCGTCTCCAGCTTGGCGACCGCGAAGGCGAACTTCACGGGGTCACTGATGGCCGCAAGCTCCTTGAGCTTGGCGGGGTCTTTGCCGATGGCGTAGGTGACGAGTGCAGGGTTCTCGGCTCCGCTGACGATGATGCCTTGCTGCGTGACGTTGAGCGACTCGGTGACGCTTGCTTCGGCGTCGTCGTAGTCGCGCACGCGGAGGGAGGCTTTCGCCTTCCCGTAGGCGTCGAGGCGCGCTTGCCATGCCTGTTTCTGCTGCTCTTCGGCCTGCTTCTGCTTCACGGCGTGCTCGTCAGCCTGCCGCTTGCGTTCAAACCATGCCGCGAGAGCCGCTTCGAACTTCTCGGCGTCGTAGTCGTGGTCTTCGAGCTTGGGTTTCGCGCCGACCGCAGGCGGCTGGTTCTCGACCTGCTGCGGCGTCTGCACCTTCGCTCGAAGCTCGCGCACTTCGCGCTGAAGCTCTCGCTCTCGTCGTCGAAGCTCGCGCACCCACGCGGGGGCGGCTTGCTTCGGCTCCTCAGCCTGCACCGGCTTGTCGCCGATGCTGACCTCGACCTCATCGTCGATCGCGTCCTCGTCTGCCGCTTCGGCCTCCGGCGTTGTCTCGTCGGCCTGCGGTGCCTCGGGCGTCTCGCCCTCTGGCGTCTCGATCGCGGTCGTCTCTTCGGTCGTCTCCTCGGTGTCTTCCATCGTGCCCTCTGCTCGGCGATAGGCTCGCCGGGTGCCTTACGACTGCGGTGCGGTTCGCGCGGTAGTGGCTCGCGCTATCGCTTCGGCAGTCTTGATAGCCTGATCCTGTGCGGAAATGTTGACAGACGCAAGGGTCTTGACCGTTTCGGCCTTCGTCTTCTCGCTGTTGGCGAGCGCAAGCGCCGTGTCGGCCTGAGCCTTCATCGCCTTCGCTTGCGCCTCTTGCGCGGCGGCTTGCAGGTAGAGCGCCTGCGGGTCCGGCTGCGCGTTTGCGGCGGCGGCTGCCATCTGCTGCGCCTCTTCTTCGGTCGGCTGGATCGCGCCCATCTGCACGAGCTTCTTGCGGAAGAACGCGCGCACGTCGGAGATGCCCTCGCCCTCGATGTTCATCATCGCGATGGATTCGAGCACGGCCTTCGTCTGCGGGTCGGAGGCCACCGCGATGAGCGGCGTGAGCGCGCGCACCATCGCCGTGCGCTTGCTCTGCGAGCTTGGGCCGACCTCGACGGACACGTCGAAGCGTGCGCGCGAGAGGTCGTTCTCCATCTCGACTGCGCCCGTCTCGCCGATGGTCGGCTTCAGCAGCTCGACGGCAGACGCGCCGCCTTCGGCGTCGACGGTCTTCATCATGCGGCCCTCTTCGACGTAGACCTCGCGGGCCATGCCGAGCCACACCTCGCCGCAGCGCTTCATCGCCTTCGCGAAGTTGGAGACGTAAATGAACGTCTGCATGTCGAGGCGCTGCTGCACGGCGGCAACTGTCTCAGCTGCGACGTTGGCGCGCACCTGCTCGCCGGCCTCGGCGTTGCCGAGAACGTCCTTCATGTCCTGCTCTGCGATCTGAATCAGCGCCGCGAGCGCGGGCGGAACCTGCGGCGGCTTCGTGTAGCCGAGCGGACCCGCCGGGGCCGACGACCCGTCGGGGTTCGTCAGGCGGTTCAAGAGCAGGTACGGGAAGTTGCGCAGGTTGTCCTGCTCCCACATCCACTGATGGCCCGCGACCTGCTCGGGGTCGAAGAGCGGCTTCTCGACGGACGAGAGCGCGGAGATCTCGGCGAGCTTCGAGCGTTGCATGTTCGCGATGCGCTGCGCGTCCTTCGCGAGGCGAACGTGGCCCATGCATCGCTCGATGTTGTCGACGAACCAGCGCTTGCCGTACGTGACGATGATCGGGATGTTCGGCCCTGCGATAAGGCCGAAGTCTTCGAGCACGCGACCGCCAGACAGCAGGTACTTGTGCACGCGGCGCGTCTTGCGACGCTTCGACGGCAGCTCGGTCGCGCCGGTGCTCATGAGCATCTGTTCGAGCGTCTCGTCTTCGTCGAAGTCTGCGCGCGTGTACGTCTGCTCGGAGCCGTCGAGCAGGCGGAAGACGCGCAGCGTCTCCGTGCGCTCTTCGACGCGATAGTATTCCGCGATATATACAACGTCTGGACTGCACCAGTCGAAGTACGTCTCGTAAATCTGCTTCGGCCAAGACGACGGGTTGTCTTCGAACTGCGCCTCGTACTCCTCGGGCGTCATCGAGCTGATGACGAAGCAGTAGCGCGCATCCGACTTGTCCTGTCTCTTCGCGTCGAGATCGAAGTAAACGCTCGTGTCCGCGTCGAAGATGGGCTCGATGCGGATGCGCTGCTTCTCGTTCTCCGGGTCGAGCTCGTCTTCGAGCACGGAACGAAGACGCCATGCGCCCATGCCACCGCCGACGGCTTCCTCGAAGGCGTTGTCATAGGCTTCGTCGGCAACGCTGTCTTGCTCGTCGGCGCGATAGAGCCCGTCGCAGAGGTCGGCGAGCTTGTCGGCTTCGCGTCCGTCCTTCGGGACGTAATCGACCGTGATGCGGTTCGCGCGGTACTCGTTGATGATGCGCATCACGCTGAGCGCGACCTTGTTCACCTCGAGCCGCGGCCTGTTCTCGAACTGGCGTTGCAGCGGGCCTTCCCACTGCGCGCCCGCGATGCTGTAGAAGCGCCGGTCGTCGAGGCACTGACGGCGCTCGTCCTGCAACGCGAACTGGATCGTGTTGAAGCGACGAAGCGCCTCGTCGTGAATGCGTGCGAGCTTCGCTTCCTTCGTCTCGGCCATGGTTCGCACCTATCACCGACGCCAAGCGTGCGCCACGGGTTGCGGCGGCTGGAGTTGCACCGGCTTCGCGGCCTGCACCCGTCGCGCGCCTTCGCAGGCGTAGCGCAGGGCGTCGATCACGTGGTTGTCGCGGTCGTCGAGCACCGGGAGGACCGCGCCCGTCAGCGGGTCGGCCTTGTAGCTGTACAGCGTTAGCTCGTCGATGAGGTGCGTGCAGCGCGGGTGCACCACGATGTCATGCGACCTCAGCCACTCGACGCCCTCTTCGAGCGACCGCGGGCCCTTCACCGCGGGCATGATCTTCGGGAAGCCATGCCGCCGCATGTGCGCGATGGTCTCGGGACGCGCCGAGTCGGCGACGATGGGCCACGTCTCCGAGCCTGGGACCGTCAGGAAGAGCGCTGGCGTGTCGACGATCTCGACGCCGACGCCGTACGCCTCGAAGTCGACGTAGAGCGTGCGGCCCTCGATGTAGCAGCGCACGAGCACCGTCGGGTCGACGGCGAAGCCCCAGTCTGCGCCGAAGCGGATGACCGCATCGCGAGGCGCTTCGAACTCCTCGACGCGCCAGTTCCTGAAGACGCGCCGCTCCGAGTTGCGCAGGTACTCGCCAGCCCAGACGTGGCGGAACTTGTCGGGGTCGCGCTTGCGGTCGTACTCCAGCTCGGCGCGCAGTACCTCGGGGAACCAGGGGTTCGCGTCGTAATTCACCGTGACGAGCTTCGAGCGCGGCGGCATCGTCTCGCCGGAGAACATCGCATCGACGGGATCGGTTGCGGCCTTTGGGTTCCACGAAAAGATGAGCTGCGACCCGGGCTGACGAATCGTCGGGATGAGCACGTCGAGGCTCGCCTGCGAGACGCTCTGCGCCTCTTCGATCCAGCAGATGGTAATGCCTTCCATCGACTTCACCGAATCGACGTTCGTTCGAAGGCCGGCGAAGAGGAAGAGCGACCCGTTCGCGCCGCGAATCTCCGTGTCCGTCGACGTGAAAAACGCGCGAAGCCCGGCGCGTTCGATCTCGTCGTCGAGCAGGCGCTTGACCGAATCCTTGATCGACTTCTGGATTTCGCGCGCGCAAAGGATGCGGTGCGGCTTCTGCGCCGCGCGGAGCACGAGCGCCGTCGCGATGCTGCGCGACTTGCCGCCGCCGCGTCCACCACGCACGGCGATGTTCCTCGGCTCCTCGTCGAAGAGTACCGAAGCCCAGTCGGGCAAGCTAACGGAGCCGCTCACCGCTTCGCCCCGCGTTGCTGGCGCCAGGATGGCCCGTAAACGCGTCGCGTCGCCAGATGCGTCACTTGTCCCCCGGCTTCACGAAAGACACCGTGACGGCCGCCTGTAGCGGCGCGGAGGCGTCGCCCGCGACCTCGAGTCGCTCACCGTACTTGCGCGGGGCGAGCTTCGAGAGGAGCCACTTCCGCGTGTCGACTTGCAGGCGGTGCTTCTGAATCCATCCGCCGTCGACCTTCCCATCAGGACCAAGCGGGGGCGGTTCGTCGGCGATGTCGGCGAGCTCTTGCGCCATGCGCTCAATTAGGCTCTCTCGCGCGCGCGCGTACCTGTTCGCGAGTTCAGCATCATTCGACACCCACTCATTCCACGCCGTCCAGCTAACGCCCGCAGCCTGAGCAGCCTTAAAGGCGGACATGCCGTTGACCATGTTCGCGAGCACGGCGTCGATCTTCGCGGCCTTCGTCGCTGGTGTGTTTCGATTGCTCATTGTTCGCCTTCGGTTTTCTTAGCACGCTTCGACATGTCAGGCGTCACAAGGTCGTGCCATCGCTTGTGACAACTGCGGCAAAGATCTGCGATTGGCCACGATTCGCACTCGTCGCCGAACAGATGCCGCGGCGCAAAATGATGCCGCTCGATTTCGGTGGCACCGCAGACGACGCAGGACGGCATCTCATCCCGATACCGAGCGCGCGTCTTCGTCTCGACCTCTGGTACCTCGTATCCCGATGACCAGATGGATTCCGCCGTCGCGCGCTTCTCGTACTGCGTTGACACGTTGCCGCAGGCCGTGCAGACGTACGGAAAGACGGTCGACCCGCTCATCGTCTTCGCGTGGGCCAAGTAGTGCGTTGGGCAGCCACACTCCGCGCACGACTTCGGGCTGAGTGTTTCGAATCTCATGAAAGCCCTTTCAGGCGCTTTCGCAGCGCGTTGAAAAGCTCTTTTCTGTTGATGGACATGATCACCAAGTCTTTGCTTCGCGCGATCTTCTTGCCGTCCCATCCAAGCCAGTAGTTCGCCTTCGCTTCGGCGTAGCCGTTGGCGGAAACCTTGACCTGCCGCCACTTGGTTCCGTTGGTCGACTCCTTGCGCAAGAAGGCGACCCACTCGACACCATCGAGCACACCGAGCGATTCGAGCTCCTCCCATTCTGGGTCATCGAACATCGGATTTCCTTCGTACCTTCTCGCCATGCTTACCCCCTTAGCACTGTCCCATTCTCTTTCAACTCATCTCCCTCGCGCATCATGGTCGAGCGCCGCTGCGCGTAGCGTAACGCGTAACACCCCCTTACATAATAAAGGGGGGTAGTTACGTCGTTACGTCCTACTCTGCGCCATGCCACAGGTAACTTTACGCGTAACGTTACGCTCACAAAACAAGCGTTTTTCCTGAACTTCAAAAAGTTACCTTGCGTTACCATGTCAACTTATGACGAGTGTTACAGTGTAACACCATGCAGAGTGCACCGTTACGCGCCGTTACCGCGGCCTTTCGCTGCGAAACGCAAACCGTTTGCATGCTCGCCATCGACCATCTTCCACCCGTGTTCGTGCGCTTCGATGGCCCCGCCTTCGAGGAGCTGCTGAACGAACTTCCCCCCGTTCGGCTTCACCGTCTGCTTCGCGGAGCTCTCGCGCATCCCGTTTTCGACGAGGTAGGCGACGGCAGCGGAGCGCGAGAGGTACGGAAGGCCGTCGCGAAACTCGGCCCCAGCGTGCCACCACGCGGCCTCGTAGGTTCGCCGCGCCTTGTCGGTCTGGCTCGGCTTCTTCGCGCGCCCTTGGGCCGGTTGCGCGTCGGCGTCGCGCACGAACACCGCCCCCTTGATCTCCTCGCCGTCCTCGTCGACCCACCCAAGCGCGACGGGCTCGAGGCGACCGAACATCGGCGACGGCGCTTCGGCGTCCTTCATTTTCACGCAGGAGAGCTCGATCGCGCCGTCGTCGGCCTTCGAGACCATGATGGAAGCGTCGAGGCTGGCTTTGAACGCTGAGCTGCCGCGCGCGCGCCCCTTCGCCCCTTCGCCGTGCCCGACGTGGTGGTTGAGCACGACTGCCGAGCGAAGCGCCGAGGCGACCACGTTGGCCGCGTTGAAGAAGTTGCGAACATCACGCGCTGCGTTCTCGTCGCCGCTCATGTGGTTGTTCACGGTGTCGATGACGACGACGACCGAATCGGCGTCGGTCAGCTCGCGCACCGCCGCGATGATCTGCGCCGCAGCGGAGGCCGAGTCGAGGTCGATGCCTTTGTTCGAGATGAGCAGGTTATCGAGTTGCTCGACGCCGTGATGACGGCACCACGCGGCGACGCGCTGCCGGATGCCGTAGTTGCCTTCGCCCGCGAGGTAGACGACGACGCCGGGCTTGGTTCGCTGGCCCATCCACTCGCGCCCGGCGGCGATGCTGCACGCGATGTCGAGCGTGACGAAGGTTTTCCCCGCGCCGGATTCGCCGAAGACCATCGTCGTTCCGGATGCGGGAATCCACTTCTTGACGGCCCACTCCAGCGGCGCAGGCTGCGAAAGGAAGCTCGTCGCCCTCGTGAGGAAGTAGTCGGACGGCGCATTCTCCAGCGCGGGCGGGAGGAACCCGGCCACGTCGGCGCTTAGCGCAGCGTTCGCCGCCACGTCGTGTTCGACCTCGTAGCGCGACGCCGAGTGCACGAGCTGGCGCAGCTCCGAGGCCGGAAGCGGAACGTCGCAACGAGTCTCGTTCGTCACGCTGAGCGCTGCAAGGATTTCAGGCTCTCCCATGCCGTAGCGGCGCATGAGCCCCGCGAGCCTGTGAAGACCGTTGTTCCGGTTGCCCGTGATGAGCGAGCCGTCGCCGGTGAGCGCGACCGGCTGGCGGCGCTTCGCCTCGATGCCTTCGAGCCAGCGGTCGGGGATGCCCATCGGGGCCACGCCTTCGAAC